ACCAAGATGAATAAAGCATCTAACAAATGACACCGGACGAGTTCCTACAGCAGGGGATGGTGACACATCTAAAATACAGTTGTATGTGGCTGTGATGCGCTCAAACCAGCAACTTTCAAACGTAGCTAGGAAAAGCCCCCGTGCTCGCATGAACGGGTTGTTTAGAGCCTCAAAGTCACATGATTGGAAATGCCACTGATTAGCATGACCAATATCCATTGCAGCTACCAAAGCAGCAGTACCTGCATATGCATTAAATACTTTGCAGCGTAGTACAGTGTTTACGTTAGCCTCGTTAACCTGTGAAAAACTAGCTGGAACACAGTTAATAAAGCCATGGCCCTGTGTAAGCGAATATGCAAACGCATACCCATCTCTGCAGTTGATCCAATCACAGAAGATGAAGAAGCCATCATATCCCCACAAAAGGTCAATGTATGTCTCAATGTTTTCAAAGACACAGTAGCTTAGGTAGGCATCCTTGTTTGTCTGCAGATAGCCTCTTGCCCCTGTAACTCCAGCTTTCGGTAGAATGGCAAAGTTTTTAATCTCCACTTGAGCACAGTTTGTTGCAGAACTGTTAAGAAAAGCCCCTGCGTTATTAGTATTAACTAACAGACGCGGGCCATTATCTAAACCAGACCTCTCACCAATAAACACCATGTTCGTACTTAGTGGGATGTTAGCAACGCTATAGCCACCTGCTGTAACTGGAACATACACCATCTTACCAGTGGCTGCTGCTGCACTAAAGGCAGCAGTGTCATCTGTTACGCCATCACCCTTTGCTCCATAGCGTGGATCAAGTACGTTAGCACCATATGCTCTAGCAGCAACCTCTTGTAAGGCCCCCTCTGTATTTAATGCCTCATAGGCCCCTAAAGAGTCTTGGATGGCTACTAGGGAAGCTCCTTTACCACTTGCTACATTACCTAGTCCATAAGTAATATTATTTGTGTCGTTTAACCATTCTTTGGTAATTACTGTTCCTGAAACAAAGTTTGTATCTGCCATGTTTAATGAGTCCCAATGTTAATTTCTAGTTCAAGATGCTTCATACGTAGAGGATAGGAGTCTGTATATAGCAATCTAAAACTTCTGTTTCTAAATCTCCCTGTACGCCTAGCAATTGGCATATTGGAAAATACATTTATGTTTCGTGAGTTCGTAGGATTGTCTGTCCAATCATTATCACTCCATTGGAGTACAACATTAGATGTTCCTGTAGACAAATGCCTATCACATACTAGTGAAACTCTATTACACACTTTCCAGTTTACACTACCAAATAAACTATCTTCTGTTGTATAACTACATGTAAAATTTACATTCTTATCATTATACACTATTGGAGACAAGATGTCAATAGTTGTTGACGTACTATTTGAAATATATTGTCCACCATCAAATTTAGCCCATGCTGCTTCAGGTGAAAATAGTCCTGTAGGACTTCTCCACTCAAACCACATCTTCTCTTCGATGTCATATGCCCAGGTGGTTTCTGTTGTAGATAGCACATAGAAAGTATGCCCATCAACAGAGATTATTACTCCTTTAGCATTGTGTGCCTTGCTTTGAATAGAAAAATCTGTTTGTAACGCTTGGATAGAACGTTCAACAACACTATTGGAAATCTTGTCTACCTTAAAGTTTTCCATTCTATACACAGAGATATTATTACTCTTGTCTTGTCCAACAAAGAAATGTTCATCACCAACATTATTATATGCTGAAATATATCCTACACTCTTGAATCCAGAGTCTTGTCTTTTCAATGGGGTGCCTGTTTCATTAGCAGCGTCCCAGAAAATCTCTAAACTATTATAGCCAACAGCAACAAGGTAGTTTTTATTCTGAAACATAAGTCTGATGTTGTCAGAAGACATCTCAGCATCAATGTCGTTTCCTGATGTCCAAGTATCAAATGTGTCTACATCACTATTATAAATTGTATTTCCTTTAGATATGAATACATATCCATCTAGGACAACAAAGAATGGGTTGAATGCAGTTGGCATATCTACATCAGTAACAGCTACACCAGCAGAATCTGGGTATGTCCGTAACTGCTGGCTCCATAGATTTGTGCCATCACTAATTAAAATGTATGCTTCACCAGTACTCTTTTGAAATGTCTTAAAACAAACATCACCAGTTGTAGTAGCTAAAGTACAAATTAATGCTGTGTAAGTTCCTGCTGGTGCAGGAATGTACTTATATACTTTATTCCCAACAGCCCAGAAATAAATGTCTTCTTGTTCTTCGTAGAAATAGCCTCTAATTGTGTCAGAGGCATTTACTTTATTAAGAGAGGTGGTTGTTGCTAAAACACCAGGGCGTTTCTTGAGAACCACATCTCTCTCTTTATTTTCTTGTGACACCCTATCATAATAGAAATTAATAATATGGCTGTCTCTACGTACACTATTAACTCCACTTCTTAAAGTGGAAGTAGCATCAAACTTAATCTGTACAGTTTTGTATGTAGAGTTTTGTGGTGTTTGCGTAAAAGCCATTATCGCATTCTCATCTCTGGTTGTAGATATAGAGAACTATCCTCATCACCATATCCCTGTGCTTGCTCTAGATACTCTTTGGCACTAGACTTAAGCATTTGCCTATCTTGCAAAGGTACACCATATTCTGGTGCTACATTAACAGCCAACTCATAAATAAGAGCATCAGTCCAGTATGAAGGAAAATCTGGTGTGTCAGTAGACGTGAAGAACCCATCAAACTCTTTCTGATAAACTACTGTAAGTGCTTTTGTTGCAACTGCTCCAGCATCTGGTTTAGGCCAAATTGTAAGTGTCCCATTTTCCAGATTAGGATTGAAAGTAAAGTGAACAGGCATACCAGAGGTAGTAGAAGGCAGTCGATTATAGTCATAGCGACTCTTATTAATAAGCTCATACTGCACTCCTCCTGTTAAATCACGAAGCACTACTTGAGGTGTTTTAAGTGAGTTAGGAATTGTATATGTTGATGTCCCTAGAAGAAGTGTGACAGCTAGTTCTGTACGCTTCCATAGAGCCATGCCTAGTGTAGAAAACCTTAGTACAATGTTATTAAGTGCTTGTGTGCAATTAGTAAAACTTTCAGTGGAAGGTGTTTCTCCTTCTGCTAAAGCCCCGCACTTACGTAGGGCAGACTTAATAATGTTGTCTCTGTTAGATTCGTAAGAAGTGTTGTTTGAAGTGGTCATCTTGGATATCCTACTGTTGCATAACCAGCAGCACCAATGTCCGCTAGGGCATATGTTAATGGAGCATAAAGCTCCAAAAAGAGTTCAAAGGTGAGTCCGTTACCATCTGCTCTCGCACAATCTGCTACACCAATGTCAGCAAGACCTGAAGAAGTAATGTAGGTACAGAGAGCACCCTCTACAAACTGCACTTCTGATTGTGGGCGTATAGTTGGAACAGATAGCCCACTTTCTCTTACACGTATATACTTCTGTGGGTGGTCATGCTCAAAGTCTTTCTCACAAACTACAAGGCCGTCCCACCGCTTATGAAGCTCTGTAAATTTAAACTTAAAACTACAGACATCACAAATCCCATTCCAGCTACCTGATTTAAAATAGGTTCCTGGCATAGTTAGTTTCTCTCAGGGAAGTCAGTAGTTCTATACCCCCTAATGTGCTCTATCTTAGATTCCATAGAACGCTCCATCTTGTCTAAACGCCCCCATAGTTCCTGCTTAAACTCTTTAAAGTCTTCCTTTTTAAAATAGGCATCTTTGATGTGAGCTATCTCATTAGTTTGCTCTTTAATGGTTTCACGCATATCATCAAGTTGCATTTTTCCAAATAAGGTAGCCATTGCTGCAAGCCCTCCAATTATTAGTTCTAGAATATAAGAAGTGTCCAAGGCTACCCCATTGTTTATTTTAATGCTAAGAATTTACCTATAGTTAATGCTTTAGGCTCAACCCATACATCAGCAGCATCTGGTAAACCCATTAGCTTTGCTGACTCTGATGGACTAAGACCAGAGCCTGTAGCATAGGCAACTACGTGGTCTGGTGTTTGATAGATGTTTCCAGTGCTACCAGCGGTGTCGATTAATGAGGCCACCGTGCCGGTTGCAGCATCTCTACCATAGCCACCAGTAATTGACAAGGCTGCTGAATTAGTATTTCTAATTAAGAAACCTGCAACCAAATAGTTTGCTGTATCCACAGCCGTCATAATAGCACCGTCATCTTGAATACCTGCACTGGTTGATAGCCAATATACATTGTAAGCATATATTTGAGGCCAAGACACAGATTCACCAGCAATGTTAATAACCATTCTATCAATGCCATCACTAATGGTAATACCTGCTACAGTAGACCCATCAATGTTATTAGCAATATATACTAAATCGTCACCTTGTCTCCATCGACCGGAATGACGCCGGTTGACCAGACGGTGGTGTCGCGGCTGGAGCCTGATTTGAGGGTGGTGTTTGCGGCCATATTATAAGTAGGTTAAACTAGTTCTATTTTCCCAAACATTATCAAATGCTTGGTTTCCATCTGCCCATGAAAGAGAGATAGTTGAATCAGTTGTAAGTAGTTTTTTAATTCTCCACACAGAGGCAACTTCACTACTCCCAATAGGAGCTTCTCCAACATACATCTCTGTGCTAGTAGCCTGATCTACCCTAATTGAGTAAGTAGTGTCTAGAGTTGTTACATTGGAGATTCCCATATTAGACCATAGCCGCTCTTAGTTTCTTAAGACGGTCCTCAACTTCTTGTTGTTTAACATTAAGCTCATCTTGCAAAGAATATAACCTAGCTTCTAGAGCGGTTAGTTCCTTGCGTTTTGATGCTTGTGTAGAACTAATCTCTACAGCCTGTGCATAAAGTGCTTGTGCCTCTTGCATTTTAATATCTGTTTTAGAGATGTTATCCGCAAGTTCAGCCAACTTACTTTCGTAGGTCTTCTTTGCATTAGCTACAATAGTTGCAGCCTTATCATCGGCAGCAGCGAGTTTCTTCTCAATCTGAATAGATTCTTTGCTAATCTTTTCCCTAATTGAATTAATTTCTGAGACCTTACCAACAGTTTCAATCGCTGCTACTAGACGACCTTGTTCGGCCTTCATCGCATTAAGAGCTTCTGTGAACTTTTCAGGCTTTTGTACAAGCTCAATAAAATCAGCAATATCCTGAAAATTCATTACTTAGCTCCTTGAATAATTGTTAGTGTAGTAGTCCCAGTTCCAGCAGTGTTGTTTAAACGAACAGCTCTAATAGGTGCATTATAGGAACCATCTTTATTTGCTGTTTGAGCGGTGATGGTTGCATGTTTAAATGCTGTAGGTGTCACTGTAGGATCAAACACATCATCAAATGTATGCTCCACATCATAGGTAATAGTTCCGCTTGCAACTACCCCTAGACCAATGTTAGTTACTGATTGTCGATAGTCAACTGGAACCCAAGCAGTAGTACCTGTCGCTGTTTTAGAAATAGTAGTTGGACGAGCCATATTTACCCCAAAAGAAAGGCCACACTATGGTGGCCTTATTATTAATCGTCTACACCTTCG